GTCGTGAATGGGAACTTTCTTATCGTCTTGGGATGCGTCCTTGGATCTGTGTTGCTTACTCCGCTCCTGTTGCTGCTGCTTCTGCGGTGTTCCTTGTTTATCCTTTCGGTCAAGGTTCCTTCTCTGACGCAATGCCTCTTGGAATCTCAGGCACGTTTAACTACATGCTCGTCTTCCAAGCAGAACACAATATCCTTATGCATCCGTTCCATATGCTTGGGGTTGCTGGGGTATTTGGTGGCTCTCTGTTTAGTGCTATGCACGGAAGTCTGGTTACGTCTTCCCTTGTCCGTGAAACGACAGAGCAAGAGTCTCAGAACTATGGTTACAAGTTCGGACAAGAAGAAGAAACATACAACATCGTAGCTGCACACGGTTATTTCGGTCGCCTTATTTTCCAATATGCTTCCTTTAATAACTCACGTTCGCTGCACTTCTTCCTTGCTGCATGGCCTGTAGTTGGTATCTGGTTCACTGCTCTTGGTGTTAGCACCATGGCCTTCAATTTGAATGGCTTCAACTTTAACCAGTCTATCGTTGATAGTCAGGGTAAAGTAATCAACACCTGGGCTGATGTTCTGAATCGTGCTGGTCTTGGAATGGAAGTAATGCATGAGCGTAATGCTCACAACTTCCCTCTTGACCTTGCTGCTGCTGAGTCAACTCCTGTTGCACTCACCGCACCTGCAATCGGTTGAGTTAGTTAAAACTTAATCACTGGGGTCTTCGGACCCCTTTCTTTTTCTACACTAATGTAAAGTTTTATTATGCCCGATCTTATTGAACTGCTGACTTATTATGTAATTGTTGCTGCTCTGTTTATTGGAGCACCAGCAGTATTCTTCACAATTGTTTTTATGCCAGCACTTATGAATACCAAAGGTGCTGTAGTTGGATATAAAATTCACCGCGACTATGGTGATACTACAATCTACGATAAGGTAAAATAAACTATGGTTTCATCTACACTTTCACAACCAATTCAACAAAGGGGGTGGTTCGATGTTCTCGATGATTGGCTTAAGCGTGATAGGTTTGTTTTTGTCGGTTGGTCTGGCCTTCTCCTTTTCCCTACAGCTTATCTCGCTCTTGGCGGTTGGCTTACAGGAACCACCTTTGCTACCAGTTGGTACACCCACGGCATTGCGAGTTCATATCTTGAGGGGTGTAACTTTCTTACTGCTGCTGTTTCTACTCCTGCTGATGCTCTCGGACATAGCCTCTTACTCTTATGGGGTCCTGAAGCTCAGGGGGATTTCGTCCGCTGGATCCAACTTGGGGGACTCTGGACTTTTGTGGCGCTCCACGGGGCTTTCAGCTTAATCGGATTTATGCTTCGTCAGTTTGAGATTGCCCGTCTTGTAGGCATCCGTCCTTATAACGCAATCGCATTCTCTGGTCCTATCGCCGTATTCGTCAGCGTCTTTCTGATGTACCCTCTGGGTCAATCTAGTTGGTTCTTCGCTCCATCGTTTGGTGTAGCAGCAATCTTCAGATTCCTTCTATTCCTTCAAGGTTTCCATAACTGGACCCTCAACCCCTTTCACATGATGGGAGTTGCTGGTATCTTAGGTGGTGCTTTGCTATGTGCCATTCACGGTGCTACCGTAGAGAATACCCTGTTTGAAGATGGAGAACAAGCAAATACTTTCAAAGCTTTTGAACCAACACAAGAGGAGGAAACTTACTCGATGGTTACTGCTAACCGTTTCTGGTCACAGATTTTCGGTATTGCTTTTAGTAACAAGCGTTGGTTGCATTTCTTTATGCTCTTTGTTCCCGTCATGGGTCTATGGACCTCTAGTATCGGTATCATTGGACTCGCTCTTAATCTTCGTGCTTACGACTTTGTATCTCAAGAGATTCGTGCAGCGGAAGATCCTGAGTTTGAGACTTTCTATACGAAGAATATTCTTCTGAATGAGGGTCTACGTGCTTGGATGGCTCCTGTAGATCAACCTCACGAGAACTTTGTATTTCCAGATGAGGTTCTCCCGAGGGGTAATGCACTATAAAAATTATTTTTTATAAATAGTGTTACCCTGCGGTAATACTATGGCGAGACCCAAATCAAAATCTCACATTGGTGAGAAACACAATAGGCTGACTATCTTGGAGCAACACAGCGAAAAGAAGTCGGTCTATTTTACTATCAAGTGTGATTGTGGGACCATAAAGAAAGTCCGTAAGGATGCTATTATTGGACCCAGAGCAGAGACAAAATCATGTGGATGCATATTGAAAGCACACGATTGGAACAGGGGTCGTGATGCTCGTTCACCTATGTGGTCTCGGGCAAAATATAGGGCAAAGCAAAAAGGTCTGGATTTCAATATCACAAAAGAAGATATTGTTATTCCAGACACCTGCCCTTTGTTAGGCACTCCTATGGAATCACCATCATTAGATCGTATTGATTCTTCCAAAGGATATATTAGAGGTAATGTATGGGTCATCAGTAATAGAGCCAACACTTTAAAGAATGATGCTACCATATCAGAACTTAAACTTTTGGTAGAGAGATTGGAAGAGGTCTTGCCGAGGGGCAATGCTCTATGATATACTGGGAGGGGAAACCCTCCTTTTTTAATGATTAGTTCAGAGACACCCTATAAACTAGCAGAAATAATTAGGGATACTTGGCCACAGTTATACTCACTAAATAATTTTCAAAACAATAAAAAAGATATGAAGTTTACAGTTTATTCTAAAGATGGTTGCCCATATTGCACAAAAGTTCAACAGGTGTTAGAGTTGGCACAACTACAGCATGTGGTTTACAAATTGAATACAGACTTTACCCGTGATGAATTCTATGCAGAATTTGGTGAGGGATCTACATTTCCTCAAGTAATTGTTAATGATAAGCACATTGGTGGATGTACAGATACTGTGCAATATCTGAAGGAGCAGAATTTGGTTTAATGAACAGCAATCTTCACGAAGTTTACACTGACGTTGAAAAGGCAATTGACTATGCTTTTAATGGACAATTTGTTCTAAAATTTTACGATTACCTAAAGATTCGTGGAACAAAAAGAGTTGAAGTTGAAGAGTTTATTGAAAGTTCTACCGCTAGCGAAATCAACAGTCTTATCTTAGATTTGGATGAATACCTTGAAGGTGGGTCTGACAGTATGCATAAACAACTTCGTGAGGGATATGGTCACATACCTAAACCAGAAGCAAGAAAAATTCGTAATTATTTGTATGGCATTTTAGAAGATGCCTGGAAGTATAGTCATGACAAGAGACCGGGACGCAGAAAGAAGCAAACTAAATAAATCAGAACCCCAAATTAATAGGGGTGTTGAATTATTGCTACGTAATAGGAGGAGGAAATCACAAAAACCAAAGACTTTTCAAGTGAAGTTTGGTAAGATGATTTCTCTCTTTCGCAGAGAGTTTCATTTTTTTATAGAATTTCATTTTGATGTTAGAAAAAAATAAATTCTCTGGAGAAAACAAATGGAAACAGCATATGTAATTACATTCACTGTAATGTTCACGTTGCTATTTTTTATGACGGGGGGTATAATAGGTTGGTTAACCTATAGGCATTTGTTAGAATCAAAACCTCCATATTTGCATCCAGAGTTCTTTGATGAGAATGGGCAGGTGATTCCTGACGAAATAGTATCTGTACGATTTGAAAATAACGATTATGACTACTACGAAGACGAGGAAGAAGACTGATGAAGTGTCTATTGAAACACTTCCAGTAAATCCTTTTGTATTTGAAATTTTAGAATTAGCATCAAAGCAACGTTCTAATGCAAAAAAAGTTGAAGTGCTTAAGACATATGCACACGACTCACTCAAGACTGTTTTTATTTGGAACTTTGATGAATCTGTCGTAAGTCTTCTTCCAGAAGGTGACGTTCCTTATGCAGAAGCAAATGACCAGACTGTTTACTCTGGAACCCTATCAGACAATCTTAGGAAAGAAGCACTGGGGGGAGAATCTGCTACAGGGCAAGACCTTGATGGCAGAGGTAAAACATCTCTACGCAGAGAGTATCAAAATCTTTATCACTATGTGAGAGGAGGTAATGATTCTCTGAATAATATTCGCCGTGAGATGATGTTTATTAATCTTCTTAGGGGACTTCATCCAAAAGAAGCTGAAGTGGTTATCCTTACTAAGGATAAGAAACTAAGCACTAAATACAAAATAACTCTTGATAATGTAAAAGAAGCGTACCCTGACATTCAATGGGGTGGTCGTTCGTGACAGTTGCAGTAAATATGGAGAAAGATATGGCAGAATTTGGAAAAGATGAAAGGTCGGTTCTGCCCTCTAGCTATGGTTGCGATATTATCTTAGAAAAAACAAACATAGAAGCAGCAAAAGATTCTTCTTTTCCAAATGATGCTTATTTGATTTGGTATAGTGTTGATGATAAAGAGCATCTAGATTTAGTTAGAGGAACTAGAGTTCGTATTTTTGATATGTACTATGATAAGTATGGTCCAGGAGCAGTTAAAAAAATTGACTTTGGATATGGACGTACTAATCCCAAACTATGGGGATATAAACAACCTGAGAAAAAGAAAAAAAGATGAGTGAAGGTTTTAAGGGTTTTGCTAAACCATCAAAAGATAGAGAACTAAAACTCTATCTTAAAAACAATGAAGTTAATAAACTAATCAAAGAGTATAAGAAACTTAAAAAATATCAAAAGTCTTCTATTTTTGAAATTGAAAAACTTTCAGGACAAGAAACGAAGATTGATAAATTACTAGATGAATATGGAATAGATCCTGAAGCAATTGAATAATGGGAAAACATTACTTACTTAACTTGTATGGATGCTCGTTTGTTCTTTTGGACGACGAGCGTTGCCTTATAGACTTACTGGAGAATGCTGCTGTTGCAAGTGGTGCTACTGTGGTTCAAACTATTTCAAAGAAGTTTGAACCACAAGGTGTCACTGTAATTTGTTTGCTATCAGAAAGTCATATCAGTATTCATACTTGGCCTGAGGAAGGAAAGGCTGCAGTGGATGTTTATACTTGTGGTGATTGCAACCCAAAGATTGGTTGCGATATTATTATTCAACAACTTTATGCTCAAAATCATACCCTAAGTTATATTGAGCGTTAACTAAATACACTATATCTGGAGAAGTATATGCTCTCTACTCAATACCGTCTTCGCCTTGAAGCAATCTGCGAGAGAATTGTGAAAGGCGAATCTGTAGAGTTAAGTGAAATGATATGGGCAGAAAAACTAGCAAAGGCAAATCGTTCTGCCTCAACTATTTTAAGACAAGCAAGACGCCGTGCTGCTAATCCTGATATGCAGGAAGGTGGTTTAGATGACTTTATGAATGCATTGGATTTGGGAGATCCTGATCCATCAAATCATAAAACTAGATTCAATGGTGCTGATGATATTATAGATTTCTTTAGTCAGGATAAACCAGAAGACTGGCGTACTAGAGATTAAAATTGTAACAAAAGTTACAAAAGAATTTACCTATATAGAGCGATGGGTCTATAATACCCTTACGTTCATCCAGGAAACTGGACGCAAGTAGGACGGCGGAACGGAACGTTCATTTGCTATTCGCAAATAGCAAACGCAAACCGCCCGAAGGAACGGGATTAACCATCTCATTCTGGAGGAAATCCTAATGTCTAAAGTAGTGTATCGTGGCGTAGAGTATGATACTCAAAAGCGTCTTGAGTATCAACAGCAAATGATGCAACAACCCCAACAATACAACGAAACATACCGTGGTATTAAGTTTGTAAAAGAGGGGCACAAGTGATGCAAAAACTTAATGCACTTCAACTCATTAAAGAGCAGAAGCAAAAAGAAGAGAGACGTAAACAAGCGTCTCTTGCTACGCTAGTAGCAGCAAAATAATATAAGAGGGTTCTTGACGAACCCTCTTTTTTTGTATATAATTACCTTTGTAGAGGTTGATAAAAATGGATAGAGAAAAGCTTAAATTGATTGTCAAAAACCTTGAGTCTCTGGTAGAATGCTTAAAGTCAGAAGTTTATTCTGATGTAGATTCATATAAAATGAACTACGAAGAGATTACACAACACATTACTGATTACGACGAAGTATTTTATGACGGAGATGAAGATGACTGAACAAGTCAAACTAATTAGTGTTACACCTGATGCAGAGAAGCACATGGCATATTGTGCTCGGGTAAGTAATCCTGCTAATCAAGAGAATGAAAAGTTTTCTGGTTTGTTGAAGTATTGTATTCAACATCAGCACTGGAGTATCTTTGAACAGGCAAGTATGACAGTTGAGATTAATACCACAAGAGGTATTGCAGCACAAATTCTTCGTCATAGGTCCTTTACATATCAAGAATTTTCACAACGATATGCTGACAGTTCTTTGCTTGGAGATACCATCCCTCTTCCTGAACTTCGCCGTCAGGATACAAAGAACCGCCAGAATAGTATTGATGATGTTGATCCTTTTACTATTCAAAAATATCAGATTCTGATGCAGCATCACTTTGGTGAAGCAATGAAACTCTATCAGGATATGCTTGATGCTGGGATTGCTAAGGAGTGTGCAAGGTTTGTTCTGCCCTTAGCGACCCCTACACGCCTCTATATGACCGGTTCAGTAAGGTCTTGGATCCATTATATTGATTTGAGGTCTGGACACGGCACACAGAAGGAGCATATGGATATTGCAAATGCTGCTAAGTGTATCTTTACCTGCCAGTTCCCTGCAGTATCTGAAGCACTTGGTTGGACTCGTGAAGATTGCCCAGAGTGTATTGATCCTCCATCCATTACTATTGAATAAATATCCTTATAGTTTATTGAAATTTATGGCAGTATATCCCGTTATTAATAAAGAGACTGGTGAACAAAAAGAAGTGACAATGAGTGTTTACGATTGGGATCAATGGAAAAAAGACAATCCAGAATGGGATAGAGATTGGAGTGACCCTTCAACCTGTCCTAACTCTGGAGAAGTCGGAGAGATATACGACAGACTTAAAAAGTCTCATCCTGGGTGGAACGATGTTCTCCATCGTGCCTCCAAAATGCCTGGTTCCAACGTAAAACCTATTTGAATTATGCCAACTAAAAGAAACACTCCAAAGTCTCCAGTTCCATTTGGAATGAGCAATAAACAAATGAAACGCAAAAAGCCAATTAACCTGGATTTAATGAGGTCAATTGAACCTCTTACAGAAAACCAGAAAGAACTTTTCCGATGCTACAAGAATGATCAAAACTTGGTAGCATACGGATGTGCAGGTACAGGTAAAACATTTATTACCTTATACAATGCACTTAGAGATGTTCTTGATGAAAGATCACCTTACGAAAAGATTTACATTGTTCGCTCTCTTGTAGCAACTCGTGAGATTGGTTTTCTTCCTGGAGACCATGAAGACAAATCTTCGCTGTATCAAATTCCATACAAGAATATGGTGAAGTATATGTTTGAATTGCCAACAGAAGCAGATTTTGAAATGCTCTATGGTAATCTCAAAACTCAAGGAACGATTAGTTTTTGGAGCACTTCTTTTATTCGTGGAACTACTCTTGACAATGCAATCATCATTGTAGATGAATTCCAAAACTTGAATTATCATGAACTTGATAGTATAATTACTCGTGTAGGTGAAAATAGTAAGATCATGTTCTGTGGTGATGCTACCCAGTCTGACCTTCTTAAGACGAATGAGAAGAATGGAATTATTGATTTCATGAAAGTACTTCGTATTATGCCTTCAATTGATATTATTGAATTTGGGGTTGATGATATTGTCCGCTCTGGATTAGTGAAAGAATACATCTTGGCTAAAATGGAAATCGGAGTATGAGTTTTATTCATCATAATTACCTAGGTGAACTTGAATTAGAAAAGAAAGAAACAAATGGCATCCGTCTGTACAATCTTCCCGATGGGCAGTGGGTGCCTTCTATCACTTCAGTCACTTCATTTTACAATCGCCAAATCTTTGTAAAGTGGAGACAGCGTGTTGGTCTTGAAGAAGCAAACCGTATTACTAAGAGAGCAACTGCAAGAGGAACTGACTTTCACCAAGTCTGTCAGGACTATCTGGAAAACAAAGAACTAAATTGGGATGATTACCAACCCCTAACAAAGTTTATGTTTTATCATGCTAAACCAGAACTTGATAAGATAAATAATATTCATGCAATTGAGCGTACACTCTATTCTGAGTATCTTGGACTTGCAGGAAGAGTAGATTGTATTGCTGAATATGATGGAGAACTTGCAGTTATTGACTTTAAAACTTCTGATAAAATTAAACCAGAAGAATGGATTGAAAATTATTTCGTTCAAGAAACATTTTATGCCGCAGCGTACTATGAATTGACTGGCAAAGTAGTTAAAAAACTTATTACTTTGATGGTTACCCCTGGGGGAGAAGTAAAAGTATTTGACAAAAGGAACAAAGGGGATTATATTAAACTATTAGTACGTTATATTAAGGAATTTGTACATCACAATACTAGGTCAGATGGAGAATGAATTAGAAAAAGCACTAGAAAGTAAGTTCTTTTGTCCATCAAGGTTTGCTCAAGAGATTGAAACTCTTGTTCACTCCAACACAGACATGAGATACATCGACGCGATTATTCATTTTTGCGAAAAGAATAATATTGATGTTGAGTCTGTGCCGAAATTAATTTCTAAACCGCTGAAAGAAAAAATTAAGTATGAAGCAATGGAACTTAATTTTCTGAAGAAGAGTTCCAGGGCAAAACTACCACTTTGAGGAATGATGCCGTTCGATGCCTACCGTTGTTATCTGTCACTAAAGAATCACTTTACAAAAGACAGTTATGATTACCACAAATATTGTGGTAAGAGTCGTGCAACCGTTCAATCATTTTATAAACGTAAAGACCGCTTTTGGTTTGAACGTGTTTCAAGACAAAAAACAGATCAAGAAGTTGTTGATTTTTTTGTATCCAATTTCATTTCATGTACTGACCCAAGTAAACTTTGGATTGGTGAAATGATTAGAGATGGTGATAGTAGGTATGAGAGTTGGAAGAAAAGGAATCAATCACTTTCTTATATCTTTAAAGAAGAAACAACATCTCTGTTTGATGGTAAAAAAGTAGATGAAGTTTTTGATTGTTCTAAGGGACATCCACCCGTTTTAAAAAAGTTCCTGAGCGGGAATATTTCACTGGAGACACTAGTGATCTATGACAAAATCTTC